TTATCAACAAAATTATTACAAGAGCATTTGCCTATGTGATTTCCAGTTCCCTTGTTTCTTTCCCAAAACTTACATTTTTTACAAGTAATCATTTATGACCCTCCTTCCGTACCCACAGGCATAGTTTCGCTAGTGCTTCTTGTAAACTGCTATTCCTTTTTTGACTGTCTACAATATCAGCATATTCAACAATGTATAAGTCTACTATTCTACTAATATCTAAAGATTTTGAAACAACATTTTTATGCTCTATTATTTCAGGCAACCACTCCAGCATTTCGTTTGTGGTGGTGGTGGGGATTATATTATATGGGACAGGTTTATTTTTAGCCTCTGTTGATAATCTTAATTCCCAACCGTCCATTAAGGTTTGTACCCACACAAAAGCCGTCTGCCCGAAATCAATCCCCGCATCCTGTAACTTCTTTGCCGTCTCCAAACCTACGCAGTCTTTCATTGTACCTCCTCCGTTAAGTGTGATTTGCCATTTAAATGGTCTACTTCGTGTTGGATAACCTGTGCCGTGTAGTTAAAATAAGTCTTTATTTTGTTTTTTCTTTGCAGGAAGTCATAATAGGAAACGACAACCGCAGGGTATCTATCCTCTAAAAAAGACTTGTTAGGAAACGACAAACAACCTTCGCTTTTAATTTTAGGTTTGCCTTTCAATGCCTCAATTCTAGGGTTAATCATAAAGATTTTATCATCTAAAAATATCGCGCAAAATCTCTTATCTCCCCCAGTTTGATTGTATGCCAAACCTGCGCAGTTATCTAACGTTTTAGTGAAGTCAAAGAACGCTTTCGCCTCTTTTAGCAAATCCTCTGTAATTTCAGTAGGCAATAATTTAGTTTCGGTTTGCTTGCCGATTAGGATTTTCATTCTCCCCCCTTGAGCAAATGACTATGCTCAAACTTGTTGCCGATGATTTCCATATTTGCTAAATTATCAGCACAATATGAGTCACGATAAAATTTTGGCTCAATTCCAAATTTTACTATTTCAAAATCAAAGCAAGAATTTTTATTATTCCAAACAGTTTCATATATTGTAGAAAATTCGTCTTTTAACAAATTCCCTTCATAATCCATAATTTTATTCTTGTCGGGAAGTCCTGTGCATTGATAAGGTTTGCCGATATATGAAATATCTTTAGGAATACTAAATAAATCATAGTATAGCCACTTCTCACCATTCCAAAATCTAAACTTCAACCTATTTTCCATACTGCCTCCCGAAATGCTTTATGTTTAGCTTAAATAGAGGTATGACAACTTCGTTTAAATGTCTGCAAATGTCGTGGCATAACATTGCCGTATCTCTATCTGTTTTCATATTAGCAAGCATCAGCCTGCCGTATTCGTTACTCTGCCGTCTAATTTCGTTTGCTATTTCCATTTTTACGCTCATTTTTTTATCCCCCTTTGGTTTTCTACCACCCAGTGAGGGGCATACATTTTACTACTCAGGGAGTGTTCTGTTAGATTTTAGGCAGGGATAACACCCTTAGTAATTCTGCTACCCCTGCGCTATTTAGTGGGAGTGGCAATTCGTCAATTGCTTACTGTTGTTGGAAATCGCATCCAACGCCTACCCTGAACGGCTCTAAAACAGCTTACACTCCCATATTTTCAAAGAACTTTTAAATCTTCCCCCGCCCACCCTAATGAGCGGGGGTCTCAAAACCGCAGGTTTATTCTGCGGGGATAAATTCCTCTGATTTTCTTTTAAGAATTTTATTAGTAGATAAATTTATAAAATATCCAAATTTACCTGTTTTAGAATAATGACTAAAAATACCTCTTTTGTATCGCCATTTATTTAGATGTTCAACAAAGCTAGATTTGACTACTATCCTGTCTCCTTTTTTAAATATTTTCATCTAACCTTCCTCCTGTCAGTTTTGAGTTTTTTTATGAGGGTTATTAACCCTCACTAATAGTGTATCACAATTGCGACACAATTGCAAGGGTTATTTTAAGCTATTTTTTAAGCCCATTTTGAGAGGGAAAACGTCTAAAAGATTGATTTAAATAAAGTTTGCATTTTGCAGATTTTGTGTAATTTTAGCAAAAAAATAATGCTTGCCCTTCCTTATATATATAAGGATAAAAAAAACCCCCCACCGTTATGCAGACGGTGAGGGGATTACTGCCACGGAGGAGGTCTCAATGACTATGTTTTGTTTTTTTCCAGTCCAGCCCTAATGCCGAAGACGGCTAACCCACTTACAACCAATGTACCGCCTTCACTTTGTATCACAGTACCAATCCAGTCGGCAAAAGCGCCGACAGTTTCAAGCCCAGTAAAACTATCCACGATTTTTGCCGTACCTTGCAAGACAAGGATTGCGCCTGCGAAATATGACTTTTTGCCTTTTAAAAAGTTTTTCATTTTTGCAAAAATAACCTTATACTTTTTTGGCGTTAGTAAATTTATTAGGAATTTTTTCACTGTATTTTTTCGCCCCAATTTTTACCAAGAAATTTATTTAGCGTTGTGATAATTGCGTCAATCGCAAAGCCGATTATTTTTTCCTCAAGCCATTCGGGCATAATGGGGATATTAATCAGCTTATTGATTATTGAAACCGCTAACTGCTTTTTATCAGAGCCCTTAAATCCTTCCTTAAGCGCCTCAAACTCAACGCTTTTTATTGCAGCGGGTATGTACTTTATACCACCCTCTTTGATATCCCCTGCCAATTCTTTTGAGGATTTAATCAATTCATCTGCTTTTGCTTCATAGTCTATTGCCATTTTTCCCACCTTCCTTTTTTTTATTTTTCCGCCTGCCGAACAATCTAAAATTATGAAACTGCAAACGGATTTTAAAGCTTAATTTCTTTATACCAAATTTACTAGCAGTTTTTAAAATACTTTCAATCATTTTCGTAACTCAAAATGTAACAAATCGTCAAAGCCGTTGTTCGCAAAATCATTATCGCTATCCCAGTCCCCACCCCAAATTACGCTATGCTCTATAAAGCCAATTAATTTTAAAAAGAATGCGCACGCTTTAATTATACCGGCAAAATAGTAGAATTTAGCCCGCGCCTTTATTAACTTTGAAAGTTCTGCGTAAGTAAGAATGTTAAAATCTTTGGGGATAGTTCCCCATTCATAGGGAATAGGGTCAGGCGATGCGTCTACTGCCCACGATTTTAAACGTTTAGGAGGGTCTATGTTATGTTTACTGTCGGGATATCTAACCTTACTATTGCCATTTTCAAACGCTTTGTTTTGCTCAAACTCGCCACGCTTTCCCCATAATATCTTAATCGGGAAAATCTTAACTGCTAATTTAAAAACCATTTGCAAATCTTTATGGCAGGTTTCAAGTTTTTTTAAATCTCTATCGGTAAAATTTGGCATAATTTTATCGCCTCAAAAGCAATTTAATTTCAGATTGCCCTTGCATTAAATGTTGCTGATTTGTTTCCAATTTAGCAACGTTTAAATTTATAGTGTCTATTTGGTTTTTGTTTTCTCTAATTAAAATAAAATTATTTTTAGTGTCCTCATATTTTAGGTTATTTTTGGCAACAAAAAAAGCGGTTCCATAAAGGCCTCCAATGATTATAGACAAAACACCTAAAAATAAAACAATAGTTTTTAAAGATACGTTGTTTTTTTCTATGAAATTATTAACTGCGCACATCTTTCCCCCTTATCCAGTCTAAAGTTTTTTTGAACATAACAAATAGGAGAAAAACATAAGGCGTATATTCTGCTAAAATCATAGAAGTTAGTCTATCTTTTAACAAGCCGTGATATGAAAGTAATATATCTATATTGCAAAAAATAGCAGATATAATCCAAAAATAACAATATATTTTTAACGAACCCAAAGAGTATTTTGCAGTTTTTAAAAACCTATTATGTAATGGAATATATTTTTCTGATAATCCTTTGTGAAATTGCTCATAACGACCGTAGTATATTTTTTCTCTTAAATATAATCCTAAAACAATTAATGCAATTATGCTATTTCTATTAAAAAGTAAAACATACCAACAAAGATTTTCCCCTGCAAAAATAGAGTGTAGAGGTTTTAACATTATAGCCGTTATGAGCAAAATTACTGTCCACATATTAATTCCTTTTAAGGATTTGTTGGGGGCAGAGTAGTGCCAGGCGGTTCTTGTATTTCCAACTTAGCCCCATTAGCATTTGCCACTTCAACAAGTTTTTGTATGCTTTCAATACACCACTTTACTTGTGCTTTCAGCCCTTTTATTTCTTCTTCGTTTGCCATTGTTTTTTCTCCTTACCTTACTTTCAAAAAGCAACTCCACTTTTTCAAAGCAAGTTTAGTTTTTATTTTTCCCTGTCCGCTATAACTTGCGGGTGTACAAAATCAGAAGTTACGTCATCAAAGACAAATCCCTTACTATACGTTTTTCCTTCGGTGCGTTCTAAAATATCATCGTAGCCGTGTTCGGTTTTTATCGCCTCTGCAAATTCTAAACTTGATACGATTACGTTTTCTATTTTTCCGTCTATAATTAAACAAAAGTATTTTTTCATTATTCGCTCCAAATTATTTCACAAGCACCGTCATTTCCTGCCTCTGCGGCAAGTGCAGTAGATACTCTGCCACGTCCGCCCTTTCCGTAGTCTCCAAAACTTATATTGAAATTAGAGTAACTACTACTCGTAGATGTTATTCTGCCAGCCTGCCCGCCTAACGCTGTCAATGATGCCCCACTACTAACAGAGCTATTCGAGCCGTTTGCTAAAACCGCACCGCCAGCCCCAATGGTAACTGTTAAATTCCCAGTAACCTGTATTATTTGCTCAATAAAATGTCCTGCCTCTCCGCCTTCGCCTTCATCTGTTATCCCGCTACCCGCACCGCCACCGCCACCGCCGCAAATTCTAATTTTAATATAATCGCCTTTTAAAGATGTCGGTTTAGTCCACGTTCCGCTAACTGTAAATAATTGCGATTTTACTAATCCGCTTATCATATCAAAAACTTCAATAGCCATTTTTTTACCTCTTTAAACCAAAACTTTTAAATCTAATTGGATTTGTACAACGCCCTGCGTTGCTACGTCCAAATTAGCGCCCACACTTTTGGCCGTAACCTTTAAAGTCGTTGGGTTTGTCATATCAAATATACCGCCATAGCGATAATGCGCCCCGACATCTGTCGCTACTGCTTGAAAAATATCAAAATCTTTGCTTAATTTATTTAGGTTTCCTGTAATTCCAACGCCCACTAAATACGAAGTTATCCCCCCGCCTAAAAATTGAGTATCGTGTTTAACGAAAGTGTCGGTTACCCTTGTTTTCGCAGGCAGAGTAAACAAATCAATGGTATTTATAAGCCCCGCAGTAGCAAAATCCGCATATGTTTTAGTAATTTTAGTATAGATACCACCCGCCGCAGTTAATCCAATTTCTCCTATGACAGTATTGGGGGTCCCGATGCGCACTATTTTTATTGTGCGATTTTCGGCTATGTACATATCGCCCGAAGGATTTGTAACTCTACCAAAATCAGCCGAGCCGTCTGTAATTTGTTGCCCAGTCGCTTCGGCATATGCAATTAATGCGTTTTCAGTCCAGCCAATATCGTAGAATTTTTGCATTAAAGATGCGCTTTCTAAAATTTGTAAAAGTTGATAAATTTCGGTTATGCTTGATTTTGCCATTATTTTTCACCAATTTTTAATTGTTTTTCTATTCTTTTTTGTTCTTTTAAACAAAAATCTGTTATCGCCTTTTTATCCCCTGTAAGTTGCAAAATGTTTTCGTATGCTTTGAGTTGTCCATATTTTAAATTTTCATCTGCCATCTTAAAATTGCTCCGCAAAAAGATTTAGATTTTCCCTTTCAACTTCATTAATTACTTTACTAAAAATAATGATGTTTTGTAAATTGCCATTGTAAAAATTTACGTTAGGAGATGCCGACTTTGCGCCAAAAACAAAAGCAGATACATCGCCAACTATACTATCGCTTGTACCAGTCTGCAAAACTCCATTTATGTATAATTTTAAATCGCTTATGCCGTCAAATGTTACTAAAATAGAATTTCTTTGAGCCGAAATTGCGCCACTTTTGGAAATAAAACTTGCCCCATTCCATAAACTAGCCCGTAAAATTCCACTCTCAAATGAAAGCCCGAATTTATTACTTGCCCCGATTATATTGTTTACTAAAACCTGCGCAGATGCTACGCTTGCAGGTGTAAAAATTATTGACAATGAAAATGTCAATATATTTGACACTTCATTTAAAACTGTGCGGGAAATAAAATTATCAGAGCCGTTAAAATCTATTAAATTATTTACTTTATCAAATTTCGGTTGATTTGTTTTTGTTGCCTGCGATAAATCGTAAGTATTTCCGCTTTGGTCGTAGAATGTTTTTAAATATCCAGTATCAGAACTTGCATTTTCTAAAGCATTATCTATAAAATCATTAAAATTTAGCCATTTTTCAGCTAAATAAGTATCTAAAAATTTTCTGCGAAAAATAAAATCCCTCTCATCATCGGAACCGTCATCAACGGCTGTGTCGGCGCTATTATTACGCCTTAATTCTAGGCAATTATCCGAATAATCCTCTTTTAAAAGGTTAAATCCGCACGCTAAAATAATATCCGATGTATCGCTTGATATTGGCGGAATATCTTCAAAGGTTACTTGTTGTAATTTTAGCGTAGTCTTTAAATTTGCCGAGTGATTAATACCGATTATTTTATAAAAATTGTTTTTATTTATTTTTATAGCCCCGATTGCCTGCCCCAAAATGCCTTCATCAAGTTTGGAAACGTCTAAAACAAATGCACCCTTACTGTCGGATATTTCCGTCCTGCGTATTTGGCAAAGGTCAAAAATTTTAGCATCGGGATAAAAAGGCAACTCTATTTTAAAAGATAGTTTCGGATTTTCTGTCTGTGTACCGATAAAATCTAATAAATTTTGGCGTTCGGTAGCATTATCAATAAACTCAATATCAACATCTTTAGAAGTTCCAAATTTAGTGTTATTGCTTATAAATTCTAATGCCGTATCGCTCCAAAACCATTTTTCTATTACGTTTTTTCCGCCTTGATTAAAATCAAAAACGGATATCTTTTTTTCAGGCGAATTTAAAAAGAAATGTTTAACTACGCTTGTTGGTTTTGCCGGGCGGAAATAAAATACGTTATCTTTTACGTAAAAAATGGAATGCCCGAACGCTAATTCTCGCAATAAATCTATTACTTTAGTTTCGGGGTCTATCAAAGACAGATTTAAACTCTGCGTATTGTAACCTGCGGATATATTATCTGTATTGACTTCAAAAAAAGCCGTAAACTGCCCACGATTGACTATTTCATAGACAAGGTCGTTGACATTCGTAGCGGTCAAAGTGCCTAACTCCGCCACGTTTAACGTGCTTAAAATTGATACCAAAGCCCTTGCGGAAAATTGCTCGCTGTCATCTTTTGTAGTTACGGCAGTTTTATCATCTATAAATCCTTGAAATGTCTCCGTTTCAATCAAAATCGGGTTGTCAGGGTCGGTATATCGGTCAATGTACCCTTCCATAATCCGAATTAGCGAATTATGGCGCACAAAATTTACAAAAATTGAGTTCGGATTGTCTTCGTCAGACATTTCCCCGTGAAGATTTTTCAATTTAAGATTAGCGGAGCCGACTTTTACCTCTCCAAATTCGTAAAGGTTGTCAGGGATTTGTTCGCTAATCGGGCTGACGCTCTTATCTATCAAGTAATTTGAAATATCAAACCAATCGTCCTCATATTCTTTTACTTTTTTAACGGAAACATCGTCTATTTCGGCAGTAAAAGCGCTCAATCCTTTTAAATATAGCGTAGAATTGCCAAGCGCTCTTATTTTTAAAATATAAATACCATTTTGCGCAATAGTTTCGCCAACGCTTTGGTCCCCCATTAAAATTTGCAAAGTTCCGCTTGCATAACTTGTCATTAAAAATTTTATTTCGTACAAAAAGCCACTTTCCAAACCGATGTCTTGCGAAAGTGAGGTATCAGTTACGGCGCTTGCATTAGCTTTACCGTCTGCAATACTCCAATTTGCCCCTTTTGCCCAGTCGGTATCTGTGGTAAAATCGCCATTGGTAACAAGTTCGGCCGCAAACAATTCGGTAACTGCAAGCCGTCTTTTAATTTCTAAACGCCTGCCGTGTTTCGCCTCGCTATACCTCTGCCATATTTGTTTATTAGTTAAACTCATTACGATACCTCAATTAAACGTAACGCATCATTTAAGCCAGTCCAATAAAGATTTTTAGTAAGTGAAGGGCTACCGCCTCTAACCCTTGCAACCTTGTAAATATCTCTAAATCGGTACGGCTCAAAAGAATAATCAAATTGCCCTTCAACGCCTGCATTAATCCAAATATAAAACTCTGTCGCTCTGTCTTTTAATGTCTGCAAAAGGTCTATGTCGTTTTGGTTTATATGGCTTTTGATTGCAAGCGAAAAATCAAAACTATTTCCTTTTGTAATTACGATATTTTTGCTATCCTCTTTTTTAAAAATTGTCTCATTAACCTTTTCAGTCGGGTTCGGGTCTACGGGAAACTCCAATGTCCCGATTAAATCAAAAGCTAAAAAATCAAATATGTATTTTTCTTCATTTGCCACTATGGTATTACTGCCTGTTATGCGAATACGGGACATCGTAGTTTTGGCGTCTAAAAGAATGTATATATATTTATTGTCTGCGGTTTTCGTTATCGTGGCATTGACACCATCTGTAATGTTATTATAACTGCCGTCATAATACTCAAAAGCGATATTTAAAATGTTGGTATTGTAAATAAAAAGCGCTTTTATTTCCCTGTTAGTTTCAAAATCACGCTCAATTGATATTGCATTGCCATCAGTTCCTTCTCCCGATGACTGCCAACGGGTATTTTTACGTCCGTCAAACGCAAGCCACTTACTCGCATCATTACTTGATACAGATACATCGCCTTGAAATTCCTGCAAGGCGTAATTAAAATCAAAAAATGTTATCCCTTTAAATGTTGCCATAATTTATTATGCCGTAGTCGGAAACGGCGCTACTGCTCTATCCGTAATTTGATTTGAAATTATATCGTGTAAACTTACTGCTAACTCTTCAGGCGTACTGCCTATCAAATTGCCTTCAACGTTTACCGTAATGTCCATTTTGCTACTTTGATTATTCGTTACCGCATCGGGCGATGATAATGCCAAATCGCCACTACGTAAAAACTGCGCCTCTGCCGAAGGTACAATAATTTCCCCGGCGTGTACGTTTGCAAGCATATCACTAGGCACGCTGTCGGTACCGACTGCAAAACTTGTACTCGCAATTCTAGCAATGGGGGCTATCGCTGCAGCTGCGACCGTTGCGGCGGCTACCAAGTTAGCGGGAAACGGCAATGTCAACGCTTTTGCAATACCTTCGTCTTTACTTACAAGCGCTTTTTTTAAGGCGATCTTCGTTTCCTGTATTGCATTTGCTTTATTTAATGTTTCCGATGCACCCAAAGTTTGCGCAACACTTTGCAAATTACTGTCGTTAAGTTTAGTATTAAATTTAGCTGATTTTTCTTTGAAAACATTTTTTCGGTCTTCAATAGCTTTTAAAGCACCTGCAAAATCTTCTTCTATCGCTTTTTCCTGCTCTTTTGTTAACGCTAAAATCTCTGTTTTCGCAAGCCCTTCGGTTTCCCAGTCAATTATTTTATTTTCTAAATCCAATAATCGCATTTCCCTTTCGGCAAGTAGTTTTTCTTCTAATAATAAAAGTTCTGCCTCATTTGCGGAGGTTTTAATTGCCAAAATTTGTGCCGCTTCCGCCTCTGTAATTTCGCCTTTTTTAATTGATAATGCTTTAGCATCTTCCGCCGCTCTTGCGTTTGCATCTTTTTCAGCGTCTAACTTTTCTTTTTCTTTTTTTTGTTTGTTTTCAGCAACGGTATCGCCCGCAAGTTTCCATTCATCAGCCCAAGCGCTGGCAACCGTTTTTACATCTTCCAATATAGATATATTTGATTTTCCAAAAAGACTACGAATGTTATTAACTAAATGCTCTACTACTGTTAAAGTATCATTGGCAAATGACAAAAATCCGTTTATAACTTTTGTAAAAAAGCCATTAAATAAATCAAACCAAAATCTTATAGCGTCCGAAAAAACTATTTTTAAAAATTCTAATACTCGCTCTGTTTTTTCTTGTATACCACCCCAGTTTTTATTCCAAGCAACAAATAAAGTTCCGACTGCGACTATTAATGCGCCTATGCCTGTGGAAACTAAAGCGATTTTTAACGCACGCAAAGAAAAAACGCTACCCCAAATACCTTTAGTTAATAAACCAAAATTTGTTATTAAACTTGTGAGCGTAAATTGTTTAATGAAAATAGTATTTAAAATTAATTGAGTTTTCAAAACATTGAAACCTATGCCCAAAGCCCCGATAGCTTTTGTCGCATTTATAACCTGCCCTGCCAAAATAAGTAATGCGCTACCAAAAATGCCGATAAAAGCAACCGCACCGCTTATGCCCGCACCCCATAAAGTCAAAGTAGCGATATTATTTTTAGTGCTTTCGTCCATTTGGTTTAATTTATTTATAAAATTAGTAACAATTTGTACCGCAGGTTTCAATTTCTCTGCAAAAAAAGCACCAAAAGAAATACGCAAAACATTTAAACTTCCTACTAAAATTTTAACTGCCTGCGAAAATGTTTCTAATTGCAATGCGTATGCTTCATTTAATCCAGTTCCATTTTTAATATCTTCGTTTATGTTGCCTATGGTTTTTCGTAAGTTTTCTATTTCTTTTTCGCCTAACGCACCGACTGCGGTCAACGCTCTTATATTAGGTATCATTTCTGCTAATGCGTCAGGATTTTCTTTTGCGGCTTTAGCTAATTTCAAAAGCACTTCGGTAAAATCAGCGCTTTTTAAAGCAGATGCACCGACAGGGATATTGTATTTTTTCATTACTTCTATTGCTTGTTCAGTAGGTTTCAAAAGCCCTGATATAGCGCCTCTTAAAGCCGTTGACGCCTCTTCGGTACTTAATCCACCCAAAGTTAACTGCGACATTGTCGCAAGTAAAGTCTTAAATCCTATACCTGCCTGCTTTGCAATAGGCGCTATCTTCCCAACATTGGCCGCAAGTTCGCCCACTGTGGTTTTACCTGCTTTTTGTGCCGAGAAAAAAGCATTTGCCACATCGCTTGCTTTGACAGTTTCCTTTCCGTAAGCATTAATAACCGAAGTCAAACCGTCTACGGCAATACTTAAATCAGTAACACCTCCGATAGCAAGTTTTTGAGCGATAGCAAAAGTTTTTAATGATTTTTCGCTTACGCCTAAAGCCGAAACAGTATCAAATAGAGCTTTGTTTGTATCTCTTATTGAAAATCCTAAACCTATTGCGTCTTTGGCAACGCTTTTTAAATCATCGCCAAATTCGTCAAGTTCGCCTTTACTTAAAAGAGTGAAAACATTAGTAATGCCACTTTCAAAATCTGCAAAAGGTTTTAGCGTTGAAATTATACCTGCAGAAATACCCGCAAAAGCAATAGCGCCAACTTTGGCAACATCGGCAAAGCTAGTTTTCAGCGTATTTACTTTGCCCTCTATTTGCTTTGTGTCGGCTAAAAAATTAAGTACGACATTACTGCTTAACGCCATTTTTTATAACTCCGAATTTACTCTCTAAATTTTTTCTAACAGTATCTAAATCCTCTTTTTTATTTCCATTTACATTGATAAAATTTTGATAAAAATTTACATACCTTTCAAAATTAGAGTTTGCAACCTGCATATTTCTGCGAGTATTCGCATTTGAAACTGCGCCCGCTACTTTCATACTATTTGCAAAACCGATATTATTAAATGCCATATCTTTTAATGAAATTTTGCCGTATTGTTCGCACAAAATTTGTATTTCCCGCAGTGTCAAGTCTCCAATTTCGTTAAATTTATATCCTGCTTTAAAGACTAAAAGCCCGATGATATCCTCAAAATTTAACTTTTTTTTTCTGCGATTTTTTCGTTTTCTTTGCTTTCGTTGTCATCTGCTTTAGGTAAACTTGCATTTAAAGCAGTAGTAACAGTTGATATATTTCCGCTTAAGTTCTTTACAAAATTAAGTAGAATATCTGCCGTTACACTATCGCAAAAATTCTCATAAGTCATTTCTTTTTTGTCTTCTTCGGAAAATCCCGCATATAAAACCTTTGAAATTGTTAGCATAGGTTTGTTTTTTAAAAGTTCGCCCAATAGACTAATTTTCAAACCTTCTTTTTCTAACTCAATAATATCGGTTAGAGAAAATCTTAATTTATATTTTTTATTACCTATCGGAATTTCGCTACTACTCAATAATTTTGCAATGTTATCAAAACCGTCATTACTTTCAGCCATTTTACTACCTCCATTTTAAATAAGGGCGGGCGATTAAACCCGCCCCTTTTTAACTAACAAACGTCTTCGGGTTTCATTCGGTAAAGCGTATAGAGATTATTGTTATTGCAAGGGTCTACCAGTATTTCGCCCGATAATGTTATTTCGCTCCATTCTCTGTAAACTGCGGAAAATGGAATGCCACTTGGTATACTCACTTTGTGAAAGTCAATATACGTTAAACTGCCATCACTTAATTTAGGCAACACGGCAAGCATACCCATATACGTTGTGTTGGGTTTATTGCCAACCGAAGTAATTACATTGCCGAAGTTTACGCCTCTAACGTCTACGGCCGCAATATCTCCCTCTACAAGGGCAACAACGCCACTTCCGCCAGTTATCGTAATGCCAAGTTCGTCAACGTCAGTAGTGCCGCCAGTTCCAGCAACAGTAATGCCCGAAGCAACCAAGCCCAAGTTATCAAGGAAAGCGCCGTCTCCCTGCGGTTTACCGACTAAATAAATATCAACTTTTGTAGGGTCAGCAGTTCCCTTAAACACTAATTTTCCAAAAGGTATATTTGCTTCTTTGCCAACTTTCGCAGAAATGCTAGCAATACCCGTAGTAGCATCAAATATAGATACGCCTTTAGTGTTTGCTATTGTGCCGATATCGCCGCTTGCCTCTGCAGCGGTATTATCAATCTGTGTTCCCTGCTCAAAAGTCGTAAATGCAAAGTCGGGAAACTCGCGCAAAACCAAAGTAATAGGATTTGCGGGTTCTCCGGGCTCTTGCGCCCACGCTCCGTCAGGATTTCCGCCAACTAAATTAACGCCTTCTCTTGACCGTTCAACTGTTAATTCCTGCAAAACCCTAAAAATGCCGTAAGGGTCTTTTGTTACCTGTTTGTAAGGGATAACTAAATCTATCCCAAACCTTCCGTTCGGATTTAAATCGCCCATATTTTTTACCTCGCTATTTTTTAATTTTCAAAATGACTATCGTCCCAGTTCAACTCGTTTTTTAAATTGTATGGGATATCTTCCCAAAGCGTACCTTTCTTTACACGAAATTCAACATTCTTTTTGTAAAGTAAACGTTCTGCTTTAGTTTTTCTACCTGCGAAATTAAACACTTTAATTTTGCGCCCATCGGGTCTATATATAGCTTTCTCTCCTTCAAAAATTCCTTTCGGATTATCTTTTTTATAAGAGATAGCCTGCGCTTTGTGATTATTTATTATTTTTTCTGCGATGTTTTTTACTTCGTTTTTATCTTTTGCCATACATACTACTCCTCTATGCGAATTTATAAGATAACTGCACGCCTGTGCCAATCATTTGCGCACCAGTATCAAATTTATTGCGCACAGGTAAAAGCGTTGTCATTTCGTAACCGAAATTTACAGAATTGTTAGTTCGGTTTCCGAGCGTCCTTAACAACGCATCAGCATAACGTAACCCCTTACGATAATCAGTATTATTATTCCCTGCGTCTTCCATTGAAAACCAAAGGGAGACTACAAGGTTTAATTCAACCGCAGTACGTGCGTGATTATTAGGGTCTAACTTTATGCTATCGTCTACTACTATGTTAACGAAAACTTTCTCCTCTGCGGGTAACTCTGCCAAATCAATGTAATAAGAAGCATCATTGACGCTTGACAAAACTATGCCGTCAGTGTATTCGGAATTTACTTTTGCGATACAATTATTTAAATCGCTTTTTAAAAAATCCAATATGTCATCTAAAACTTGTTCTATATTTTTAATTACTTTCATAATTTATTAACCAAATATATTGCCTTTTAAATTTGCATTTCCTTTAAATCCTGCCCTTATAAATAGTCTTGATAAAGCATCTGATAAAGGTCTGTCCCAACGTTCTTTTACTGCCATATTCTTTACAAAAGGGTCGTTAAGTATTTCACGCTGTGGCATTTTCTTTGTGCCTAACTGGTGAAATTTAGCAATAGCGCTTTTACTTCCAAACGTTGCGGATTTATCGCTGATAGTAGTTATATTATCTGTACCGCCTTCATCAGAAAAAGAGCTTGCCATTTGTCCTGACAAAACCAAAGAAGGATACGCATCGCCCTTTAATCTTAATTTTTGCATCTTTGTAGATGGCGCTAAATCTTTCCAAAATCTTAAATTGCCTTTGTTTGTATCAAAAAAACCGCCCATATGTCCACGAAATTTACGCCCTATTTCTTTGTATGCTTCTTTTAAGCGGATAAGGTTTTTATCGCCCAGTTTTTTAAAAATTGCCTGCGCGTCTTTAGAAAATTTTAAACTAAAACCATCAGCCATATCAACAATCCTCGCAACTTGCGTTTTCTTCCACTGTTTCGCTTACGCAAATAGGTAAATTCTCGTATCTTAAATCTTCTCTGCCATCTGCGATAGCAGTTTTTGACGTACTGTTTAAATATATTTTTTTATTTACAATATCGTCTATTTCTTGTAACGCCTCTTTTTTTAAATTTCTTTTTTTAGGAAAATCGCCCGTCTCTTTTGCGTCCGCATTAAGCACCATATCATCTATAGTCCCCGCAACCAATTTAGCGTGTAATTTTCGTAGTCGTTTTAAATCATCTACGTTCGTAATTGGAAGTTCGGCAACAACGCTAATGGCATCGTTTATAGTGCTTAATTCGTTATCCAAATGAAACTGTACTTTTGCTTCCGATAAGTTTGACGTAGCAGAAAACTTAAAACTCAAAAAGTAATTTTTAACATCCGCTACTAAAGCATAATTCGCCATATTATAAAAACCTCATTTAAAAGTTACGCAATTTTCGCAGTCAAAATCGTATGTATTAGCATCATTGCATTTTATCGGGCATATTCTATCGTCAGAATTTTCGTAATATACTTTTTTATAACAACCCGAAAGTAAAAAAATAAATAGAGAAATTGCCATTAAAAAGAAAATTACTAAATACCAAAAATCCTGTTTCATTGCGATTTTCCCATTTTAAACACGGTATAGTTTATGCAAAATTCTAATGGGTAAAAATCGCCACCATTACTGTCCGTTCTAGTAATTTGGATAAACATTATGTCAGCTTCCAAAAAATCATCTATAGAATAGTCATCTATTAATACTACGCTTCCAACTTTACCGCCTGCGGGAATTGTTATATTACGAGTTATAATTCTATCCGAAGTTTGGCCTGCCCCTATATTTCCGTCAGTATGTGAAGCCGTGTATAAGTCTATTTGAATGTCGGCTGTATTTATAGCCGTACTTGAAGAATATGACAATGCTATTTCTATTGGCGTAGAAGTGTCTATGCCAAACGGAAATGAGTAAGGGGCGTGTATTGCGTCCCCTAAAGCATTGCGTAGTTTATAGACTGTTTGAATAGCGGTAGAGCTTATATTTAATGTAGCGGTATTTGGAATGCCACCGTCCCAAAAATCTATAGCAGGAATTTTATGACTAATTTTAAATCTTGAAACGCCAAAGAATACATCCCAATTACATCTTATTGTTGCTATTCCATTACTGCGAAACATCACATTGTTTATTCTTGGCGGTGTTGCAATCCCACCGGGTGGTACTTCTAAAACGAGCCAATATCGGCTTTCACCTGTATTTGGTATTTTATCTAAAATGTTATTACGTCCTACCCAGTCGTTGGAAATCTTTTCGCTAATTGTAATATATTGGTCGTTGGTAATTTGCCATAGATTTTTAGCATTTTGCTTAATACAGGTATCGTTCATTGACATCCAGTCTACTTCAACTAAATCGTCCGCTGTAATACTCCAGTATTTGACAAGATATTTTTCGGGCGAAGTTTTAGCGACTGTGCATAACGATTTAATAGCCCACGTCAAAACACCTTGTGGACCGCTAAAATAAAGTCTATCGCCTGCATCTCCAGAAGTTATTATTTCAGTTTCAAAATCTGTTATCTCTGTAAACCTAGAGCCACTTGGGGCAGATGCATCAAGTTTCCAAATTTTCAAACCTTCCTGCGTAAAACCATTCTCTAAACCGACAGAACTGCGAGAGCCCACATCCCCAGTTATGCTCCCCGTGCGGGTTTCTACAATATCAAATCTATCTATGGTCGTATTTAATTGCGTTGCAATGGTGGTAATTCCACCACTCAAAAGTAATGAGAAAATTGCAATAATCCAAACTGTGGAACATTTATAAGTTGCAATTGGTAAAGTAAATATATTTTTTAAAAACTTTTTCATAAGTTTGCGCTCCTTGAAATTTCAAGCCAATTAGTGCCGTTATAAATTAGCGTTATGGTGGCATTGATATTATCTAAAGTAAAATCATTGCCTTGCGAAAGGCGTAAATTTCCTGTGCCGTGTTTTAAAGTGGTATCTCTGCCGTCATTTTCAGATGTTAAAATTAATAGCATTCCTGCCGACCCGCCATTTATGGTGTCTAACTCATCAGTAGCGTCATCTGCCTGCGTGTCTACTTTATGATAGCTTCTAATTGCCGTTATTACGCCTGTGGCGATAGTTAACTCCGTAGGCGTGCCGTAACTATATATTTCGGATTTAATCGTACCATCAGAGCCGTCAAGCGTAATTAAATATGTAGACGGAGTGTCGGCATCTTTAGCAATGCCTAAAAGTCCGCTCAAATTTCGTTCTGCGGTTTTAGTTCCTGTGTCAATTACAACGCCATCATAAATACCGGCATTTGCAAATCCGAAAAACAAAAAAGTAAGTAGAAATAATTTTAATTTTTTCATAATTTAACCTATCGTAATCCAACCGTCTGCGGCGGTCCATTGAAATAGTTGCTTAATATCCGTTGAGTACCACATTAACGCTATAGTGGGCGCTACGGGTCTAGCTGCGTGAAGTCCTTCTTGAAGAATTACTACTGTGCTTGGGTCTCCCGAAAAATCGCTTTCCCGTCCCCTGCCTAAAATATAATCTTCCTTATAACCACTCATAAGTTACCGCCTTAATTGTAAACGACAGTTGTCGCTCGGTTATTCCAAATGTTATCCTCTTTAGAATTTCCATCAGCCCACGTAATGTTGCCTTCAGTTACCGATGTTACTGGTTTTATAATCTTTTTAATACTCCAAATTGCCAACGCTTTTTTATCAAAAGAATTTATTTTAGCAGTACCGACATAAACAACGCCTACAGTACTAACTTCATCGTCTATAAGTCTTGTAATCTCTCCGCTTCGGTCATCTATTGCGGCCGCATTATTTCTTCCGCTATCATTTTCAGCCATAATAATATCTCCTATTTTTTAACTTCTAATAAATTTGCAATGCCTAAAGAATTTGTCATTACTTTAAATTTGATTAATTTATTTTTTCTTTTAATGTAAACATACTTTGTTTTTAAGTTTTTAATATCCTTATTCGTAATTACTTTAATTTCCGCTTGTGCTTTACTAAAAAGATTTTTCAAAAAAGACATCATTTAACCTCTTCCAAAGTATCTAAAATCCTTAATGCTTTATAAGAAAATTTAGCAGGCAATTCGCCCAAAGCATTTGAAACAACTCCTATTTTTTCAGATGTAATCAAAAATTTAAGTTCTTTGATTTCTTTTTTTTCGTCAGTCATTTTTTACGCCTCCAAAACTTTTAATCTTTCGTCCAAATTCTGTACTGCCAACAAAGCAAGTAACCCGATTTTAGAATACTGTACAGTTTCAAGTTCTTTTAAATGGTTACCAAATTCGTCAAGGACCGGTATTTTTATTAGTCTATTTATACCGTTCTCATCTTCTTCTATTTCACTTACGTATTCATATTTATACGAACATAATTGCGGGAAGTATTTTTCCACTTCTTCAGCGATAGTTCCTAACTGGTCTATGCCTTTTGATGTATCTTTGAAGTCAAAAAGTTTTACAGGTATTTTAAAAATATCTTCTATTTGTTCAGGCGTTAAATCTCGTAAATTTTCTTTGTACTTTAAGGCAGAAGAAATATAACCAAGTAATCCAGTATCGTCAACATAAGCGTCTCTATTTGTACTGCCCACTGTGGTATTATAAACTTCGGGCATTGTAATAGAGGCATTTTTATTTATAAAAAATGCGTCTATAAGTGGAGCGCCAATTCCATTATCTCTTGTTGCAAAACATAATTTACCGGAAACATCGTTTGTTCCAGTATACGTATCGATAAACGCCCGTATTTGCGATACTGTTATATTTGCCGTGCCATCATAAGCATTATTATTAATAGTAAAAATCTGCATATTATCTGCTACGGCCGCAGGTATACTTTCGGTACCACCAAATCGATTAAAAGTAAATGAATTTCTATTTGCGGTATTATTTGAAAAATTTTGAGCTGAAAAAGTGGTATTTCCCCCAGTATTTTTTAAAAAAAATGCTGTTGAAATTTCTGCATTAAAACTATCAGACTGCCCAATAATTAACTTTTTATTTAGATTATCCCATACTAAATTACTATCAGCGCCAAATGCTCCACTAGCATTAAACTGTATCTGTCCATTACTGCCCGCAGGCGTACCTCCGCCCCCGCCATTGTCGGTTATCCTTTCTTTATTAAGTAGCCAATCGTGTATTACGCCCATAATAATTAGTCTTTTTTATGCAAAAATTTGTTTAGCAAACTTGGTCTGCCTCTTTTTTTTGGCTTATTTTTGGTATCGCTTTTTTCTACTTCTTTTTTTTCCTCTTTAGCATTACAAAAGTTAATTATCTCTTTTGCTTTGCTTTCGGAAATAGTCTCTTTGAATTTTCCGCTTTTAAATACATAAAGACTTATATTTTCTAACTTTGTTAATTCGCCTTGAAAAATCTTTTTATGTGTTAAAAAAGGGATTGGATTTTTACTTTCAACTTTCATTTTTTACCTCACTTTAAGGGGGAGCGATTAACTCCCCCCTAAATTTATAAGTTAAGTATTCGTAACTTTAATAGTGCTCCACCAAGCACCATAACCAAGTCCGTGTCTGCGATATAAACCGTAGCGTAACTCATTGCCCGATTTAAATGCGTCATCAGTCGGTTTTGGCGTTCTTATTTCCAAAGGATATTCGTTTGAAATTAAGACAGGCGCAAAACCTTTTGCTATTTCTTTTGTATTGAAACAGTAAAAGTCGTTTGCATCTGCTAATTTTCTTGATACGAATTTAAGCCCTTTGAATAAGTTTGTTTCGCTTGAAGTCGCTGTGCTTGCGATGACATCTAACGAAGCCAACTTGGTAAACAAACCTTTCAACTCAGAAGGTATCAAAACACCTAAATCGCTAATCATCATATCCTGATTAAGCTGTCTTGCGTCTTCGTTTGAGCCGTCTGCGGTAACAGGGTAAGTGAATGTATCAAACCTTGATATAACCGTAAGTAAATCAGCGTGTAATTTTGCGATTGTATCTGCGCCACTTCCCGCTACGATATTGCTTTGACTTCCTGCGATATCAGCCCAAGCGTGCGTTGTGTCATAGAGGTTTTGTTTGTCAAAGGTTATGCCTTTAGTACTGCCAGCGCCTGCCTCAATGTATTGTACGGCTTGTTTAAGCGGATATTCTCGCGCGGCCGCAGTCATTACATCTATTTGCTTTTGAAACGGATTTAACGCCATCAAATTTTCATTTGCAGCGGCTCTATCAAAATCCGCAAAAGGTATAGTTACACCTTTGCCATATTCTTCGTTTACGACTTTGAAATCAAAACTATCGGCAGGGCTCTGATACGTAATGCCTTTGCCGTTTAGTTTTTCTAAATCCTGTAAAAAGTTAAGTAATGGAAATGTAGTCTCGTGCGTTTTTCCCGACATAAATTCCCAAAACATACTTTTTAAAACAGGGTTTAGAGGTTGATATTCTTTGATAAAGTCGGTTTTAACTTTAATGTTAAATTGCTCGACCAGTTGTTTTATTGTTTTTGCCATAATTTTTATCTCCTAAAAAATAATTATATCTCTACAAACGCTTCTGTTGACGAAAGCCATTTGCGGATAGTGCCAACAAGTACATCATTGGTAGTAGTGCCAACCAAATCAACGCTTGAGCTATCTGCGACATATACTAAAGTGCTAGGCACGCCAGTAATAATCGTCAATGCAGTAGCCAACGTCATTTTAACCCACTGCCCTGTGCCTGCGGGAATAATGCGGATTTTGTTATCAGCATCAGAACCGCCTGCCGCTTGACTTAAAGCATCTATTGCAATGCCTGCAAAAGCCAAATCAGTAGCGCTATCGCTTGCCGTAGTTGCGTATCCATCAGCGTTATAATTGATTAATTCGCCTTTGTTAATCTCAAGAGCGCCAGCGGCAACGTCTACCTCAATATATTCGGTAGGCGGAATGCCGGGCAATCTCTCAATAATTTTATTCGTAGTTAAATCAGCCATAATTTAATACCTCGCTTTTATATTTTTCTAGCTTTGAGGATATCTTCCTCTTTTAAGCTTGGGTCAGACTTCATAACTTCCATTTCTGCGTCAGTCAAAGTTTTATCGTCTTTTTCCCCGCTATCCCCAATTGCTTTTGTATGTATAACTTTTGGGGCATCTGCGTAGAATTTTTTCATATCTTCCGCAGTTTTAAATTGCGAAAAGCAAGCGTCCTTCATACCTTCTGCTACTTTGCCTTCCGATTTAATGTTTTCAAAAACAGTCTTTTTTTCCATTCCTTCTATTTTGTCTGAAAGGTCAGAGACTGTTTTTTTCAAATCAGCGTTTTCGCCTTCAACTTCTTTTTTACCGTCAACGTCAGATTTGATTTTTTTCAATTCCGCCTCAAGTTCTTTGTTTTTTTCAGATAACTTTTTGGCGTCATCGTTAGTTTTCAAAAGAGCATTAACGTCAATTTTGTGCTCCTCTGAAAGTTTTTTTATCATACTTTCTTTGTCCATAACTTCTAACTCCTTAATTTGAAATACCGATTTTTCTGATAATTTAATCGGCTCGCCTTTTTGGAAAGGTCTATTTGTCAGCGATGCGCCTACCAACACATTGTTAAACCTTTCGCCTTTTTCGTTAACATAGTTTTTGTTAAAAAATTCAGGACTGATGTATTTATACTCCCCATTAGATATTGACTTCCTTGCATTGTCAGTAAAACTAACACCACCCCATAATTCTTTGTTTTCGTTTTTGAAAAACAGTTTTTTAATCCAGCCCCAAGCGGGTTTTTCACCTGCGTCATTATCGTGGGTATTTTCTACCGATATGTCTATGCCTCTTACATTGTTTTTGAAATTATTATTAATTTCTAAAAGGTCGGTTTCGCTTAAATTGAAATTGCCTTGCGATAAACTTTGATAATCGCCAACTTTAAAAAGCATCGCCTCGCTTAATTTATTGGTATCTTCCGAAAGTTTAAAGGCTTGTTGTATGCCCGATAGTTTTTCGTTCATTTTAAATTTTTCCCTTACGACATCGGTAAACACCTCATCGGCTATACCGTAAGCTATTGCCTCTTGTGCGTTTAGATATTTATCTGTTTTGAAAACGTCCTCTTTGATTTGCTCTAAAGTTTTACCAGTGTTTTGTGCTAAAATTCCTAAAAGTCTGTTTTCAAGTTTTTTTACTTCAGCTAACTCCTCTGTCATTTCAGGCGTTGTTCCAAATGCACCTGCCGAAACTCCGTGTAGCATAATCTCGGCATTTTCCCCGACAAATCTTTTATCACCTGCCGAAAATAAAACCGAACCGCAAGACATAGCCGTACCCAAAGCTATTGTATAAATAGGATTTGGCACAGAGTTCATCGTATCTAAAATAGCGAATAAATCTAAAACATTGCCACCAACGCTATTGATATAAATCCTTATCGGCTCTTTATTGTCAATTTCGCTATAAGCGATTATTTGCTGCGATATATAATTAGCCGTAAAATTGTCAAATTCGTCAAACAAAAATATATCTCTGTTTAATACATTTTTCTCTAAAACATTCCTAGCCATAATAATATCTCCTATTTTTTACATTTAGACGCAAAAGGGACGCACTAATAAATTTTGAGTTTATTAATACGCCCCTTTGGAAAGCGTCTTCTATCGGTCTGCCAAAGACAGTGAGAGGTAGCGAACCTTTACCGAAATTTAAGTTTAATAAAAAACTTAATCAAATTTTAAAATAGCTATAATACTTTTACTAAATTAATCTTAATAAAACAACTAAAAACTACGTTGCGCCCAAATACTTGGGGGTGGTAACTGGTCATCTATCTTTGCTTTTGGTTCGTCCGCATATATCGGCCGCATAAAACTACGGCAATTAAAATGCAAAGGCGGGCGTACTTGTGAAAGCGCAATACCGCCAACACTATATATATGTCCGTTTAACCATCGGCATATATCCGTTGTATTTCCATCATCAACTGCAATAAATTGATATGCCTGTATCAAATCGGGGTTTTGTTTCCCAAAATCCATAAAGCCAACGTTTGAGCCATCTGTAATTAAATGGCTTGATGCTGTGCCTATTGGACCGCTTAAAATATAGTCATCTAAAGATTTGTTGACTTCGGCTATGGTTTGTTTTGTCGTAAATCCCTTATCGGTTTTGTTTTGCGCGACAAAAACGGCTTTAACTTTCATAGAAGTGGTTTGGTCATCTATGACGTTGTTAGACATATTCTTGGCATAGACTTTTAAATTGTCCGGCAAATTATTCGGGTCCACGTCAGGTATTTCCGCAAGTTTTAATTTAGTCGTATGCCCTTTGGCATCTTTTTTAGCGGTTAAAAAACCGTCTCCAACAAAGTAAGATACCTTTTGTACAAGGCCACTACGATATTTGTTTATTAACGGAACGTCTAAATTCAATATGCCACGTTGCGGTATTTGTCCCTTATTAAGTATTTTTTCTAAATTGACAAGTAATTTTTCTTTTATTACTGTCATATTTTCACGCATAAAATCAGTTAAAAGAGGTTTGTTTTTTTCTACAAATTTATTACGCTCTTTTTGTAAGGCAGAATTGCTTTTTTCTGCAAGTTTTAGTTTAGTTGCGTTTTCGCTTAAAGGCATCGGCTCCGATGGTTTGGGTTGCGGTTCTGCGATTTGTTTTTCGCGCTCTATTTTCTGCTCCTCTGTAAGATTTGGCATTTCCATTTTGGTACGGATAAAATCCTCATCGCTAATAGTAGGCTTAATTGCGCCCTTCTCAATTAGTAAAGCGTAATTAGTTATAAAGGTCTGTATTTTGCCTTTGTTGACGTTTAAACCGATTAATTCAGGGTAGACGTCCTGCTTGCCAAAATTAATATCTATCATTGGTTTAATTATTTTGTTATTGAAAGTATTCGTAATTAAATCAATTAAGTACTGCAAACTATCTAAAAAGATTTGCGATTGCACATCGCCTAAAGCAAAGCTACCGCCTTTACTAGCTTGCCCTAATTCTAAAAACTGTGTCATTACAGATTTTGCCATCTGCGTATTATGCCGGGAGATTTTTTGATTTGTTATTGCATTATTATAATTTCCAAATTGCCAAGTAAAAACATAATCGGGATATCTAATCATATACGGATTTTGCGAACGCCCAATACGTTGTAAAATACTTTGCACAGCTTTATAATCGGGGCTATCGGGCTTTACACTTTTAGGAATAACCATATCGGGTACACCGATTGCGTTTTTACGAACTCCAATAGTGTCAATTACTTCTGTTTCGCTCTTGCGTTTCCAATCCCAGTAACTCCATCGTAAAAGCGATGTACCACGCAGGTCATCGCCCTCTTGATTTAAAACAAAAAAGACTAAATACTCAAAAGGTATGTCTACTAACTGTCCATCTGTCCGTCTTTGTTGTATTATTTCATTTCTTGGCTGTATCTCCTCAATAGATACTTGCAGTCGGGCAAGTAATTCGGGGACGGTATATCTTTTACCTTCATAATCCCAAATAGAATAAACTTGTTCAAAAATACTAAAGCCATACTCGGTAAAAGACAATAGCTGATATAAAAGATTAACGAACGCTATAGGATAATTTTTAAAAAAATAATCCTTGCAAAATTTAGCGTGAAATTTGTGTTTTTTGTCATCAGAACTTGTAGATATATCCCAGTCGGCAGAGAGGATAGGCGTTTTAATCATATTGAGCATCATTCCGATTTGACTGTCAAAACTCATTTTTTCGTAAATGAAACTGCCTTGTAAGCCACGTAATGGTGGTTTAGGTTCTGCGGAAACTTCTAGCCCTTCGTCAATAGTGCCGTAATCGCCTATGGCGGTAGTATGTACTTCGTCAATCTTTTGTTTTGGTTTTAAAAAATTTAAAAAAGCCATTTATAACTCTATCCCACCAAATACACCAGTATCGCCCGAAATGTAATCTTTCAATTTAGTATACAAACCGTAGCGTAATGCGTCAAGTAAATGGTCGTTAAATTTAATCGGTTCATCTAAAAAATTCCCATCCTTATTTTTTTTCCACGAATACGATTTAATTTCTTTGATTACATTATCAGATTTCTTTGTAATATGCAAGCGGAATTTTTTAACGAAATCAATGCCTGTCTTTACGCTCTTATCGGAAGGCATCGCATTAAAGCCACCTTCTCGGCATATCTCCTCTATACGTGCGGGTTCTGCGCAATCCGCAAATATCTCGTTATGTTTATCTATGTTTAGTTTTTTTAGCTCTTCTATGACATCGGAATTTGTCAGCCCTGTTTTATAAAGTAACTCATCTATGTAAACCTCTTTGTCTTTGATTTTAATTTCAATTAAAGCAGTCGGGACATTATATCCGAAGTCAAGGCCGTAAAAAGTTTCAAAATCTCCCTTTGGCATTTCGTCTACTAAATTATAGTTTTTGTATATCAGCCCTTCGGTGTTGCCCCACTCGCCTAACGTAAAGATTTTGTAAGCGTTTTCGTCTTGGTTTTTTAAATCGGTTAGAATTTTAACATAATCCTCGCCCAAAAAAGGATTATCTAAATAATTGCTTTTGATTAAATTACAGTTAGGCTCTTTGATTAATTTAGTTGCAATCCAACTGTTTGCGTCTTCGGGGTTTAAACTTAAAAAGATTTGATTGAGTTCGCCTAAAGATGTTTTGCCTGATAGCCGTGTGTAAAGCGTTATGTAATCTCTAAAGGTAAACTCGCTCGCCTCTTCAAGCCATATGTAATTAAATTCCGTGCTTTTTATCTTTTCGGGGTCGTCTAAACTAAAGAATTGTACTCGGTTGTTTTTTTCGGGGAAATCGTAAAAGTTTTCAGTACGGTTATGATGCTCTACGTTGTAAAGCCCCCACTCTTTTAAGATATCTATAAACAGGCGATAAGCAGTCATCTTAAGCGCAGGTAGCGTTTTACGTGTAATGCCGATGTTCTTGTTGCGTTCGGTACGCATCTTGTAAGCGAATAACTGCGCTATGCTATAACTCTTACTGCTACGTGCGCCCCCTATATTGCAATTAATCTTATACTTGCTTTCATAATTGCGTTTAAAAACGCTTGTTATGGTTAACTCTTTTTTATTTTCGGGCATTATCAACAATGTGCTCTATTATTTTATTTTGTACTTCATTTACTTTTATATTTACGTCAATAACTTTTTTTAGTCTATCAATCCTTAAGTTATTTAGAAAAATTGCCGTGCATATAAAAATTATAGATATTCCAATTTCTTTGCTCATTTTGTTTCCCCCTTCATTTTTTTGTTGACTTTTGCTTTTTTTACTAACTCAATAGCTATGTCTCGCTGATTATCAAAAGTTCTAATTTCTTTTAATACCTCATCTATCTTTAAACCTTTGGAAAGTAAACTGTAAAATACATCATTTGTTTTCTGCGAAAGATAAGTAGTGTCTTTTAAAATTGCCCTCGCTTGCATCATTGCAAGTTTTAATTTAGTGTAGTCTTTTTTTAATACCAAATCTTTTGCTTCTGATTTTTTTAAATTTACTTTATCTTTTGCTTTTTTCTTTTGCATAATTATTTATCCTAATTGTACCTAGAACATTCGTATTTTAATTTTCCGCAATGCTCGCAAACTTCTTTCGTTATTTTATATTTTTCTAAACGTTCCTTTTTTTCAAGTTCATATGCCGCACGTCTTGTTTCTGCATCTCTCTTTATTTTAACCTTACTGTCTAGAAAATTTTTACATTTTTTCTTGTTATTTTGAATATATCCCTTATCGCAATAATCCTGTAAAGTATCTCCTCCAAAGTCATCGCAACCGGCATAATAACATTTAGCGCAAAGTCCAGTCTTTATATCATCAGTAGTCATCTATCCCCCTTTTTATTCTCAACTAAAACAAGGCTGATGTCGGGCGCTCTGTCATCTTTATTTATTACTTTGTCAGGTACTTTGCCTAATACTCTTTGAAATAGTACCTCTGCCCGTTGCGGTTCGCCCTTATTAACCGATACTAAAAAGGCGCTTGCTACTATCGCCTCAAGCACATTGCTCTGCTTATTATTACGGATTTCCGAAAGCTCCTCAATTGACTTGTTACCAAAACGTTGGATTATTTCTATCAAGTCGTTTTTAGTCTCTTGCTTCATTTTCTTAATTTCAGGCGGTAACTTCGGCTGTCCTTTGCCGTGCTTATTGCCTTTTTTAAATTTATGTTTTGGATTTGGATTGCCTTTTGCCATAATTTTATGTGTTTGTTATGTGTTTAATTTGTTTTATCTTTTATTATTTTTCTCAACGTATCAGTGTATCTCGTTTCATACCTTTTGCTTTCAGCACATTTTCTACAAAAACTAAAATAATATCTAGTAGTAACTGGCAAAGCGCCGTAATCATCTTTATAAAAACAGTTAATCTCGCCAGATTTACAACTGGTTATTTCAACTCCACATTCGTGACAGTGATTTTTGTCTTTAGAATTTAAGCATAGTAATTTCATAGTTATTTTAATAACTTCGCCTTTTTACCTGTCAGGTTTTAGCTTTTTAAGGGCTTTAATCCTTGTATGACCGCCTAGTATTATAAAATCGTTATCTACTATTATGGGGGCAATATAGCCGTTCTTTTTAATGCTATCGCATACGTAATCAACTGCCTTGTCGTTTTTACGTGGATTGCGCTCGTAAGGTTTAATCTTATTTAATGCGATATTTTTTAAGTGTTCTTTTTTCATAATAATACTATATTACATTGTACTAAATACTTTCAAGGTATTCTGCTCTTTTGACATATCCCAAATTTCGTAGTAATTGATGTCTCGCCGGGTAAGACAAAAGTGTTGTGCGTGGATACGTGCCTTTTGAATGCAACCGTATATATGCCTTTCGCAAAAGCCGTTAAGTAAATACAGTCTTAACTCTATTTTTTTAAACATATATTATACTCCACTTTTTTATTTCTTTCAAAATAAGCATCGTAATCAAGTTCAATTTCTTTCATAACTACCCAGCCAAAGATGTTTTTTCCGTCAATTACGTCCCGAATAATAAAGCCCAATGACATTGATATTATTATTACTGAGATTAAAAAAAAATGTTTCATAATTCACTCTCCGTATTTGTCTACGCAGGATTGGGGGCGGTTAAATTTAACCAAAAAACATTCTTCTGTCTCTCTTAAATTAAGGTTGCAATGTTGCCCAAATTCACTGGATGTATAAGCAGGACACCCATTACAATACTTCGGGTCTTTTAACTTAAACTTAATTGTCGGCATTAATTCCTCCATAACATATGATAACTACTAGCGTTCATATCAAATATAATTTTGGGAATTTCTTTAGACACACCACACTTACAAAGCGGATAAAATTTTAATTTTTCGTAACTAAAATTAAATTCTTTTTTGCACTTTGGGCAAGTTAAAAATCTCTTAACTAGAAAATCTGATACTCGCTTAATATGCCCATTTCGGGTATTTCCTGTAAATTTATTTGTCGGCATTTTTGGTATCCTTTCTATATTTGCAATTTTTATTCATTGGATTTTCGCAATCTTTTAATGATGCGCAATCTAAACAAAAAATATCTAACTTTACATTATTTTTAAAACGTGGTACTATTTTTTTTGTTTTTTTGTCTATTTTATTTATAGATATGTCAGGTTTATTAAGTTCCATTAAAGCAGTTTTTATATCTGTTTTAAGATTTTTAATTTCAGATTTTAAACTTTCATTGTCTTGCCTTAAAAACAGAATGGTACATTTAAGTCTTTTTATTCTATCTGTTAAAACAAGTAAATTACTCATTTCCCTATCTCCCCTAGTGTGTTTAAAAACTCCTCAAAAGTCTTATGGCTGTCAATAAGAACATACGGCAAACCTTCTGCCTCTATTTCTTTTTGAAATTTCTTTTGAGCGTCTGACTGTTTACCCCCTGCTTTAGCAATAATCCGCTTACCTGTCTTTTTACTTATGGTGTACTCTGTAGGCGCTTTAATTTCAACGAAATAAACCTTGCCTTTATTTACTACGATTAAATCACTTGCGCCTGTGTATAGCCCTTCTCGCTTTAAATAAGACATCATAAAAAATCTTTGTCTGTATGGTATCTTTGAAAGCAAACTTTGTCCGTTTGTAACTGAAAAGCAAAATATATTCTGCATCTTAAGCGTATTGACTATATTAACTTGGAAATCGTGTTCGGTCATTTCTTTTTCTCCCATACGTGATAATACTTTCCGCAATACTTACAAAATTGTTTAAACGGTATTTTTTCATCGGGTTCAAGTGTGGTTCGTTTATGTATTAGACATTTCATTTCAAATACCCCTCTTGTTTTTATTTTTTCCACTGTGTTCAATTATATAATTTAGTGTTTTTTGACACTGGTAAATAATTAATGGTTTTTTAAACCCAATCGTATACCAGCATAAATGAATACCTCTTTTTACCACTTCGTTTAAAGTTATAATTTTCTTAGACATACCCATTCTCCTTACACCACTTAAATAGTTTGATTGCGGCGTTGGCGGGTTTTTTTTCTGAAGTGCAATTAAGACTATACAACTGATTTTCCTCTCCGTGGGAATACATAATTGAACTTACTAATCTATATTTATTAAATTTCAAATCATAAATGGTTTCGCTTCTAACTATATGCACAGGCAACTTCGCCCAAACCTCTGCGAAAGTGGGTGCGGAGATTGGATTATCAGTAGTTTCGGGCAATAATTCATAATCTCTACGCATTATATATATGTGTGGACAGTTTGGCACTTTGCTAGGTGCATAAACAAAAACCGTCTCTCCCCAAACTTTAGGGTCTAAATCCTTGCAATACTCAAGGTCTGCTACTA